TCTAAAATTTATTCATTATTAAAAAAAGAATTTGAAGAGGAAAAACAAACTAAAGAACTTGAAGAAGATTTTAGAAAACAAAAAGAATCAGATAAAGATAAACCCAAATCAAAAACTGCATCTAAAATCAGTAAAGATAAAGATACTGGATTCTCATGGCAAGATATATTATTAGGAATAGGATTATTTATTTTAGATAAGTTTGGTCCACAGTTAAAAAGTATGATAGAAAATTTATCAACTATTGCAGGATATATGAAATCTGCAATTGATTGGCTAAAGCAAATAGCACATGCATTATCTTTAACAATAACTGATCCTAAAAAAAGAACTCAATTATTGTCAGATATGTCGAAGTTAGAGCAGATTCAACAATCTAAAATTGATAAAGCAACAAACGAAGAAATAACCAAAAGACAACAGGCAGCCAAAAATTTAAAAAAAGAACCTGAAAGTAAGACTGCTGAACGTTCATACCCTAGAGCAATGAAAGATGTTATATCTGGAATTACTCCTGAGCAGAGAGATAGTCTAGCTAAAAAAGGATACAGTATTGGAAGTCAACCAAATCGTGAAGGAAAAATGATTCCTAGATTATTAGATGAAAAGATGCAACCTTTGACTAGACAGGAGACAATAAAAGTACTAAAGGATTTACATATTGAAGAGAATATTTCTGCACCAACAGCAGAAGAGAAGTTATCAGAAGAAGAGATTCGTCAAATTAGAAAAGAGATGGAGAGACGCCATCCTACATCTGGAAGTAGATTTAATAAAGCATTGTGGGGAACAGTAAAATCTGGATTTAGATATGCAAAAAAACATCCATTAAAAGCATTTGGTATCGGTGCATTAGCAATGGCTGGACCAATAGAAGAACTTGCAGAAGAATTAGTACCTAGTGATATTGGCACTGAAGAAATCCAAGGATTCGATATTGACAAATATATGAAAGCTGTAAGACAACATGAAAGTAGTGGAAAATATGATGTTGATAATAAGTCTGGATTTGTTGGTGCATATCAAATGGGTTCAGAAGCATTAGAAGATTCTGGATTATTAAAATCTGGAATGTCTAAAAAGTATGGAAAAGATGGTCCTAATGCCGCACTTTATCATCAAGATGCTTGGGTGGATCACTTTTCATTAGAAAAATTCTTAAAAGATAAAGACTTACAAGATAAGGCATATAAAAAATATACACAAAAAGCAATTTCACAAATGTTGAATGCTGAATTATTATCTCCAGATTCAACTGATAAGGAAATTGTGAAAGCGTTAGGAGCATATCAAGAAGGTGGATTTGGAAAATCTCCACAATATGATAAGAGTGGAAAAATGATTAAACCAGCAACTGGCGCACTTGGATTGTTGAAATATGGAGTAGATACATCTGATAAATTTTTACCAAATGCTTCAGTAAAAAAATCATCAGAATCAATTTATCAAATGTATGAGAAATCATTTGATGATATGAGTGATAAAACAGCATCATTAAAAATGGATAATTCTCCAAAAGTTGAACCAAATAAATTGAATGATAAGTCAGCGATGAATACTATTTCACCTGTTATTAATAACATCACACATAATAATAATGTTGTATCACCATCACAAGGTTCTCATGGCAGTGGTGGTAATCAAGCATCGGTTAGAAACTCTGAACCAACATTGATGACTGCGATGTATAAGGGAATCAATTACGCAACAACATAACAAAAAGCCCGCATCTAGCGGGCTTTCTCTTTTAGTCTTCGTTGACTAACGAAGCGAACAATGCTAAATCATCGTCTTCGTTAATTTCTGGAATCTTATCAGTTGATTCAAATGGTTCATCTTCACGAACTGCTTCACGAGGTTGTGCTTTCGCTTGCTCTACAGTAGTTTTAGGAACAGAACCATTCAATCCTAGAACTTTATCCAAACGACCTTTTAATTGGTCATATGACTTGAAGTTCTTTTCACTAATCAATTCCAACAATGAATACTCTTGATTCCAAATTGCTTCAAGTGCTTTGTCATCATCAAGTAATGGTGCTGGACTATCAAATTCGGATTTGTCATAGTTTTGGAAACCATCAACTTTACGAATCTTAATCTTGAAGTTTGCACCTGTCCATAAATCAAATGGATTAATTGGTGTTTCATCTTTGAATTCTGGATGCATTGCACCAGAGACTTTATCAAAAATGATTTTACCATATTTATACAAGAACACTTTACCATTGTTTTCTGGATGTGCAGGATCTTCTACAACATAAACGTTAGAAATGTATGATAGTCTACGTTTTTGTTTACGTGCGATTTCTTTGTTTGCATCAATACCAGAATTCCACAATTCAGAGTTATGTTCTGAAACAGGATCTTTTTGATTGAGTGTAGTCAAAGAGTTTTCGATGTACCAACCACCTGGACCTTCGAATCCATGTGAGAACATTTTCACCCATGGTAGTCCATCATCACCGTCGGCTGGTGGAGATGGCAAGAAGCGAATGACAGCATAACCATTACCGGCACGATCCACCTCCGGCTTCCAAAAGTTTTCGTCTGATTGATTGTCGGTAGGTTTATTGATTTTCTCGATTTCTTTATTCAATTTTTCGAGAGAGTTTGAGTTGCGTTTTAGACTTTGAAATGACATATTTTCTTCCTTATTAACTAGATATAAACGAGATATAACTTACTTATCCACAAATTGCATAATATGATATATTTATGCAGGAGTCAAGTGGATTTTGACTCCTTTCTTGATAATTGCCTTAATTTTTTCTGCATCATATTGAATAAATGGTGCATATTTAATCAGGCGATTACTCCACTCAGGCCAAATAATATCATCAGAAATCTTCCTTTCCCACATAGGAAGAAACTTAAGAATATCATTCAACATGATTAGAGATTCTATTGCCACTTTCCCTTGCATCACTTCGAGCAAGAGATTTGGAAATTCATTTTGTTTGACTTTAATCAAACTGACTGGATCGTACTTGTCAAACATATATTCAATATCAGTCTGAAATGTGTACGTAAGACTCTGTTTACGCTTCAACCAGTCATTATAAGTATCATAAGCATCATCAGTCATCATCTCACCAATCCAATTGCTCTTGTGCTTAATAAAATTAGCAACAAAGAAATCTCGACATTCTTCATGAGAGTATTTCCTAGATAACTTATAGAAAAAATACTTACTTTTATTTCTCAAAAAACTTTCTTTTGATACATTTGTCTTACCTCTATATTTAAAGAAATCATAACTCTTTGATGTAAAATGTAAACGTAATGCATTATACAAAAGATAAGTCACATAACCATTGTTCGTACTCATAATTTTTTAGATTTTTTCTCTAACGCTCGAATTTTTCTACCATGTTTTGCATAGTATTTTTTATCTTTTTCAATCTTTTCAAGTTTCAATTGATGGATAAATTCTTTTCGATATTCCATAAATGATTTTTTACTATCAGGATTTTCTTTCATGAATTTCCTATATCCATCATTCATTCTAATCATTTGATTATGTGTCATATTAAATCGGCAGTTTAGATGTCTTTTTCAGTTGATTGTTATCTTCTGCTTGCTCACGAATCTTTGCTTTGAGAGCAGAAGAGATTAATGTAGATGCAACTTCGACTTCGAATCCAGTTTTCTCACAATGGATTAGAATAGCATCCAAGAATTCACATTTAAGTTCATCTGCAAGAGATTCAATTGTCTGAGAGAATTCTCGAATTTCGTCTTTCGTTGGCATGTTTATCCAATACTTTCATCAATTTATCAAAAACATTCTTATCGAATGTTACTTTATGATGCATTATAACACCATGAATAGGCTTTGTCAATTTCTTTTTGTCATCGATTTGCGACATATATTTTCTTCATGTAAAAATTATGATTGCCAATTGTGGCAACTTTAACGAATCCATTTTTATTTTGAAATGATGCTTGTTTGTTATGAAAAAACAAAACTTTTTCATTGATGTATTCATATGTGAAGTCTTCTTTGAGAAACTTCTTGGCAATCATTAATGATTCTTTCCAATTATCAGATTCTTTATTGATAATCTTTCTTCCAGAGCAAACCCATGAGAACTGACAAACAGAAATGTTATCATCCCATTCAGATTTCGCTTTAACTGTTGCTCTTTGATTGATGACACCACATACAGTCTTAGGAAAGTATGGATCAGCAACACGATTCATAACAACTTGTGCAACAGCAAGTTTGCCGTCTAATGGTTCAGCACCAGCTTCGTAGTAGATGTTCTTTGCAAGACACATTACTTCAGAGTCTTTTGCTTGCGATACTTGTGGTAAAAACACGAGCGTAAACAATGACATCCACAGGATTAGTGTGTTCTTCATTTTTTATTCCTTGTTTTGATTTTTGAAGTTGGGTGGAGACTAGCCCCACCCGAGACTACTTCTTAGAATGCGTAAGAGTAATTTACGCCAACTGTATCGTAAGTGCTATCACCACGTTCTACAGCATATTTGACACCAACTGAATTGTTTTGATTGATTGCATATTTTGCACCAATAGATGTTTCCCAAGTTTTATATCCATAACCAGAGTGACCATCTAAATTCTCATTGAATGGTGTGCGTAAACGTTCTTGAGCATATGCAGTTAAGTTAGGCAATACTGTGTATTTTGCACCAACTTCACCAACATAATAAAAGAAGTCGCTAGTTGATTTGTCTTTCATACCAACAGCTACACCAGCATATGGAGTAACTCCGTACCAAGTGCCAATATCTTTGTTTACTTTGATTTGCATTAGACCTTCATGTGTGCCACCATTAACACGTTCATCTTCCATACGTGCTTCTACTGTCCATGAATTGTCATAATTATGACCAACGTTAAGACCAATCACTTCATGATTGTTTGTTGAGTCTACTTTGTCTTTAGCATCGAATGTTAAACCAGCATATGAATATTCACCTGCTTGAGCAACACCAAATACTGATGCCAATAAAACTGTTAATAGAACCTTCTTCATTACTACTCCTTTTTGTTTAGAAAAGTGGTGGGGATTCTGTTACTAGGACCCCACCGAACCCTAAGCGACTAAGCCGCTAATGCGTAAACATCTTCATTTGCGATTATGTTTAATTTTACTTTTTACGACTCTCTGTGTCGAGCGCACTTATCCTATCTATCACAATCGAATCTAAGTCAGGCCCATCAGAAGCATTCAGTCTCCCCGGATATTAACCGGCGCATGGTCTAGCCTAAAACTAAACACTTCTGGTGGACCTGGCGGGTTCTGCCCCCGCGTCTTGTAATCCTTACTTTAGTGTTGACGCTGTTTTTATTGCACTTGCACAAATACTTCTTTATAACAACTACAAGATGCATCGTAGATTGTGTCTTTTCTGTATAGTGATTGTTGTTGAATTACTTGAGGTTGTTGAATCACTACTTGAGGTTGCTGTACGACAACTGTTCTTTGTTGTGATAACTCATAACCAATTAATCCACCAATTGCTAATGGTGCAACCCAACCATAACCACCACCGCCATGATAGTATCCATGATACCCATGACCTTCAAATCCATGTGCAGACACAGCCGCACTGAATAAAGAAGTTGAAACAAATAACGCTAATGTAATTTTTTTCATGTGAATCTCCTACTATTATGATGTCATTATATCAAATGATTAAAAAAATGTCAAGAGATTATCTTTTTTATTTTTTAAAATGTATCTGATGTTCCATAATATATGTATGAATTTGATGAACTGTGATAAACATAATGTCTAAATTGTGCTGGATCAGAATCAACATCAACTTCAATTGTTAGAACAAATGATGTATTTGCCTCACTCCAAATTGGATTATATACAAATATGTCTCCAGAATGAAGCAATTCGTCTTTTGTGATTGGAGTAGTATTTGCTTGATAAACAATATTAGCACTATTTACAATAATATCATCTGGAAATATAATTGGTGCATTAACTGGTGGCTTCCATGTCCATGTATTTGGATCAATTATCCATCCTGAATGTATTTGTATTGGATAAAATACATCATTGGCAGAATCGTATATTGCTCCAATTACAGCATAATTACCTCTTAATGCAATACCTCCATCAGGTTGATTCGTAACTGGATCGTGATGTACATTACCTTTAGTATTGTATGATGTTTGAATCCATGTGTTGGCATCACCAAATATTCCTGAATCGATGACATCTTGTTCAGCTACAATAACTCTCGTAACTATTCCATTTTCAACTTTTGCGAAATGACTCATATGATTATTTCCTTATGCAGTATATGTGCCTGATCCAGTAAATGTTAAAATAGTATTCGTTCCTGATGTTGTGACTGAAGGACTTCCAGTATATTTGCCTGAATAACTTGC